TGTTCTCTTTGTACCTGAAAATTTTCTTCTTGTAAAGGGGGTAACTTAAAGTTTTTTATCTTGTCCATTTGCATGGCAACTCTAGTCATTTCCTCTTGGGCTTCCAATAACTTATCGGTATCGCCCATATCATAAGCATCTTTATAGGCTTTCTTTGCCATTTCTAGCTGTAAACCAGTTGTTGTTTTTACAGCATCAACATACTCTTTTTCGCCAGAATTTAAGATTGCTTTGATTTTTTTGTTTTCTTCAAAGAGGAGTTGAGCAGCTTCAACCGCAGCGGTTCGTTCCCTATCAGCAGCATCCGCTCGTCTACGCTCATCGTTCCAGACACGTTTCATCTGAATCATCTTGTCTTTAGCGTCTTTGCTGTACTTGTCAAGTTCGTCTACATCTACCTCTAACGCCTTAACTCGTTCTGGGTCTGCTGGTACACGACCCCTATCTTCTTCGGGGGTATCGTCAACAATTTCTATATCTAATTCATCTGACTCTTCTAATTCATACTTACTTGGCTCCATCGTCCGGCTCCTTAATAGTTTTTACGAGTAATTCCACGGGGGTCTTCAACAGTACCTTCCACAGAATCTTCATTAATTAATCTAAACTCTTTACCATGTATAACCAACCGTGTCCCGGCATTTGGTCGTACTAAAATAAAGTCACCCTTTTTACACCAAGGTCCTGTTGGATAGCGGTCTGCATCCAAGTAACAATCTGGACCTAAATCTACAACAAACAACACTGTAGTTAAAAGCTCTTCATAACGTATTGTTTCTGAAGCTTTTAATATTTCTGTACCATGTAACTTTTCTTCTACCTCTGGGATAGCGCAAAGAATTTTATAACCAACCGGTTTTGGCAGTTGTGTAGCTTTTTCTTTTTTATGTAAAACTAACGATAGGTCTATCGCTTGTGCTAAATCATTCATCGTCCGAATGCTCCATTCTTTTTTGAAGGTCTAATATATTCTGACGGCAAAAAAGCAGACCCTTAATCTCTCCAGCCATCTTGTTATATTCATTGAAATCAACGGCTTGTCCGCCACCGACCCAATCCTTCAGCTGAGTAACCTTGTCGTCAATCTGCTGAATCAATACCTCTAACGCTGTCATTCACGCTCCTTTCGGTTGAGAACTGTTTTAACTAAATCTTTACCCATATCTTGCTGGTGATGGTTATCTCTAGCATATAGCTCTGCGATATACTTCAAGCCCTCAATGGTGGTGCGTTTCTTATCGTTCTCTAGTTCAGCCACCTTTTGAGCCGCATTTAACTGAGTTTGTTTGTCAGCTGTTTGCTGTTGAGCTAGAATCCTATCTTTCTCAATCTGTTGTTGGCTGGCTTTTAGCTGGGCATCGATTTGGTCTTTAGCAGCTTTACGTTGCTGTTCTTGCGCTTTAATCTGCAACTCTTGTTGCTGCATCTGGATTAACGGGTCTTGCGCTTGTTTAGCAGCTTGTTGCTGTTGAGCTTGACCTTGGTTCATTTGTAGTAACTGTTGCGCAGCTTGCGCCAGTAACGGAGCTAACCTTGCTTCGACTTCTGGGTCCATATGGATGTCTTCGCCAGCTTCATCAGTTTGCGGAGGTAGGTTCATACCTAACTGCTTTTCAATTTCTACTCGATAACCAAAACCTAGGTGCTCATTAATATGGGCTTGCATAGCTGCCTGTAAAGCGGGAGCTTGTGGGCTTTGACCTAAGACCTGTAAGATTTTTGGGTCTTTCATCGCATTCATATGCACTAAGATATGCGCCTCATGGTTCTGATAAGCAAACGCCTTGACCGGTTTTTGCATTAAGATAGCTTGATTCTCAGATACCGGGTCTTGTGGTTTTTGGTCTTCCGCCATTGGTACAAGCTTTTGCGCATCCTTAATACCTAGTACTTCTAGCATCTGCCGATGTAGTAAAGGCATGTTGTACATCTGGGGAGAACCCTGTGCCAGTTGTAAAACGGCTTGATACTGCACAATCTTTTGCGCCATGGTTGAGGCGTTGGGGTCTGACACAGGAATAATATCCACGTTGTCATAATCAGACCTTTTAGCTTTTCTACTACCCTCTTCTGGCTCATAGTCATAACTTTCAGGGGTGTCTTCAGCAATAATTACCTTTAACAACCCGAGTTCTTGCTTTAAAGAATAGTGCACCCGTGCTTGGATAGCCGACATGACCTTCAGGGTTCTTTCAAGAATAGCTAGGGTCGTTCCGACAGGTGACTGACTAGACATATCAGAAATCTGTAAGTCAGCGGTATTAGCAAATCTGCGACCCTCTTCAACTATCTGATTGAGAAGGGTCATTAAGACCTGACTAGGTTCCTTATAAGGCAAGGGCATGATGTTGTCACGCATTGCCCCACTGGGTACGTCTACATCCCTAAATTCTCCGGGAGCTATTGGTGTATCGTCTCCTTTAACTCGCAATCCACGAGTTTTAAATCCCCCCGGCAGATTGGATAGCGTTCCTGCATCCACGAGTTGTCGTATAAGGGAAGTACCAGACTTAGCGAAAGCCCCAATAAGGTGAATAAGACCAAAAGCGTAAAAGCCAAAGCCCGGAATATACGGATAATGGACAAAGTGCTGTCTTTTTGCATAGGTTTTATCATCATCCATCCAATTTCTACGAATAGCTAGGATGGTGCTGGTGCCTTTCTCAATAGTGACTACATAAGGTAGAGCAATGCCTGTTGGTTTGCCATCTTCTTCATGTTCAAAGCCCTCTAAATCTAAATTAACATGCATTTCCAATAACTTATAGCGGTCATCGGTGGTAGCACGAAAGCCGAGCTGTTCTGCTATTCTTTTTTCAACTTCATCTAAGGAATTAACTGGGTCGCCTAGGTCTTCATCAACATAAAACCCTGAGACTTGTAGTCTACGCATTTCATTTTCAGTTTTGCGCATGACATGGGTGATTCTATCGGCAGATTCTAGATTGGAAGCCCCATAAGGCACTACTACGTCCTCCGCAGGGCAGAATATAGCTGCTGGGCGCTCTAAATTGGAGTCATAATAAACCTTTTTAAAGGCATTACCAGCTAAACCCAGCCCCCAAAGCATCCTTTCTGTCTCGGAGCGGTATTCCGGCATCACTTCTGTCAGCATATAGTTCATATCTTCCTGAACCCTGACCGCTGCGTCTTTCTTTTCTTGTGTTTCCTTGCCAATAATCTTTGTTTTAGCTGGACCTTGGGCTGGAAAGATAGACATCATGGTTTCTGCTTGGAATTTAACCAGCGCTTCGCTGAGTAATGGGTGATAAATACCACAAGCACCCTCCCAAGGCTCACTTCTTTCCTCAATCTTCAGACCTAGAAGCTCTAAACCGTCCACATAGGTCTGCATCCAATCTTTTCTGGAGGCTATATCATCATCATAATCAGAAATTAAGTCAGCAGCTAATGAAGAAAGCGCCTTTTCAGACACTACTTCAGCTAAATTATCTCCAAAATCATCTTTTTCTGTTTTTAAGCTAATCCCTATATCGCCAATCGCAATATTAATCTCTTCTGGGTCAACAATTTCAATCTCAATTGGCTCTTCTTCAACTGCTAAGGCTTCTATTCCTAGAGGTGCTTGATATAAACCCTTCTCTATTGCCATATATTATCCTTAATAATAAGCTGCTTTTCTGCGTTTAACCGGCTCTTCATACTCATCGGTATCTAATCGAATAAACCCGCCTTGCCTAAATCTTAACAGAGCCTGACTGGTTGAGTCTACCAAGTCATCATGGTCGCCATTAGGAAAAGAGGCACATTCCTCCACCAATTCTTCCGCCCATCTGGTATCTGGTCGCCAGACAAATCCTGAAGCAAACAAATCAGACACAGCGTTTACACGAGCTATCTTATCATTTCCTTTGCTCGGTGTATACTCCGAAACAGGAATTCCTATCTGTCTTAACTCATAGATTAGGGGCGCACCTGCGGCTCGTTTCTCAACAATAAGGGTATCGGGCATAAACTCTTTGTACATTTCGGAAGCTTTTAGCTTTAGTTCTGGAAACTCCATCCTCTTCTTAAACGCATCTAAAAGAATAATATTAGCAACCTCTTCGCCATTTTCATTCGCATTCCAAAAGACTCCCCATGTGGTACACGCTGAGTAGTCAGAACGGTTTGACTTCTCAAAGGCGGTATCCCAAGACTGGATAACAAAGTCACATGGTGGTGGTTTTTCAGACTCCCAAATCTTCCACATCTCCCTTTTAATGATAGCGCCCTCTTCTGAGGTGGGATTCTGCTGGTACTGGGCTTCCCACTTGCTGACGGGAATCTCAGCCTTAATTGCCTCTAGTTCTGACTTTGACCAAAACTCTTTCCATAAGGGCTCGCCTGACGGCATCAGGGCAGGGAATTCAATAATCTCCCATTCATCGCCCTCTCTTTTAATACTGTTATTAACAATCTGTCCCGTTAGGTCTCTTTTAGACCAGCGGGTCATTACCACAATAATAGCGCCACCCGGCTGTAGCCTTTGACGGGGACCTGATGAATACCATTCATAGACCCTATCATACACATCAGGGTTACCTTGCATGGCTTCTTGTTCGCTATGTGGGTCATCAATAATTAAAACATCAGCACCTTTACCCGTCACAGCTCCGCCTACTCCAATCGCAAAGTAATCACCGCCTTTATTGGTATTCCAACGACCAGCTGCCTTGGAGTCAGTCGATAACTTGGTAGGAAAGATAGCTTGATAGTCCGGTGTATTAACAAGGTTCCTGACCTTACGCCCAAACCCTACCGCCAATTCTGCGGTGTGGGCTGTTTGAATAATCTTCTTTTCAGGGAACCTACCGAGAAACCAAGCAGGGAATAAGTATGAGGCAAATTCACTCTTGGTGTGTCTAGGTGGCATGTTAATGATTAAACGCTTTAGGTCGCCACTAGCAACCCTTTCAAAAGCATCCGCCATCTCTTTATGGTGTCTACCAGATATAAACGCTGACCACATCTCCTTTACAAAAGGCATAAAGTTTTCACGACACCGTTCTTTTTTATCCTCTTGGAGTAGCTGGTGTATCTTCGGAATCTGCGGAGAGTTGCTTGGTAATACATTCAGTAATTGAATATATTTGCGCATTTCATCCGATGTTAATAAAGGCATTACAGACTAACCATTTTTTCAACGGACTTATCGACTAATTTCAATGACCTAAACAAATGAGGTTTCACGTGAAGCATTCCTTTTTTCTTTAAATTATGCACTATCCGATGAATATTCGACTTGCTCTTTAAATCTAAACCCGTTGCTATATCCATATACGATGGTGCAAAACCCCTCATCTGGATGTACGTCTTAATAAACTCTAAGACTAACTTCTCTCGTTCACTCATAGTCTCTCCAAAAATACAGGGGTGGCTTCGCCAACCCAAGC